AAACAACTCATGGAGATTGTGGTGCACCGTTGGTCCTCCAGGACTCCCGCTGTTTGCGGAAAATCGCTGGAATTCATGTCGCTGGCTCCAATGATGGATGCCGAATGTACGGACAATCAGTAACGAGAGCTGACCTGGAAAGGACACTCGTGTTATTCAATGGTGTCATCTGTCGGGATGACGACACCATTTATTCTCAGCATTGCGGAAGCGAAGTATTTCCTATGAATGTGCTTTGCACCCGAGAAGATGTGAGAAGAGTACTGCAAAACCCTGCACCTACCTTTGGTCACATTGGTAGAGGCGAGATTCTTTTTACCCCCTCAAGAACTGACATTGCCCCATCCAAAATCCAAGGCAAAGTCGCACCTGTCATCACAGCACCCGCTGTTTTGTACTCCCCGAAGGTGAACCTCTTGAGCAAGAATCTTGAGAAGTGTGCGCTTAACACCCCGTACATTTCAAAACAAAGGATCGAAAAAGCCGTGCTTGACGTGAAACAACAACTCTTTAAGGGAACCTCTAATCAATTGAGAAGAGTTCTTACTATCGAGGAAGCTTTGGCTGGAAGTGGTATTTCGGAACATACTGGTCCCATCAATCGATCATCCTCCCCTGGCTTTCCCTGGGTCCTATTTAGGAAACCCGGAACGAAAGGCAAAACTGGATGGTTGGGCGATGGGGACGTGTATGTCCTTGATCCGCTTGTGGAAAGAGCCGTTGAGCAGAGACTTGAAAAGGCACGTCGAGGTGTGAGGTCGATGACCATTTGGACTGACACGTTAAAAGATGAGAGGAGACCTATTGAGAAGGTAGCTGCACTGAAAACCCGCGTTTTCGGCTCTGGTCCTATGGACTATACGATCGCGTTCAGAATGTACTTCCTATCATTTATGGCTCATGTTATGGATACACGTATTGACAATGAACAGTCTATCGGAACGAATGTCTACAGTATTGACTGGCTTATGACCGCTAAGAAACTTAGTGAGATGGGCGACAAAGTTATTGCTGGAGACTTTTCAACTTTCGATGGAACGTTAAACATTGGAATTATGTGGCCGCTTGTTGATGTTATCAACGAGTGGTACAACGACGGTGAAGAGAATGCCCTCATTAGGCAGGTCCTTTTCATGGAAGTTGTCAATAGCATTCATTTATGCAACGGACAACTTTATGCGATGGACCACTCCCAACCAAGTGGTAATCCTATTACAACAATCCTCAACTCTTTCTACAACTCAGTCTCGATGCGAATTGTCTTTGACATCTGCAAAGAGCGTGCAAGTCTCGAAAGATCCCACGACATCAAATTTAACAACGTGGTGTCGATGGTTTCCTATGGTGATGACAATGTGTTGAATATCTCTGATACTGTGATCGACTGGTTTAATCAGAATACCATCACAAGTGGTTATGCTGAGATTGGGATGATTTACACTGATGAGGCTAAATCTGATGGTGCCATGCGCGATTATCGTAGCATCGGAGAAGTGGCTTATCTGAAAAGAGGCTTCCTTAATATGGGTAGTAAGTGGTTAGCACCGCTATCATTGCCTGTTATTTTGGAGACCTGTAATTGGATTCGTCGTGCACCAGATGAAGATGAAGCTTGTCTTGTGAATTGTTCCAACAGTATCATGGAGCTTTCAATGCATCCTAGAGAGGTCTTTGACAAGTACACTGAGTTAATCAACCGTGCTTGTCTGGACGCCTTTGGGAAGATTCCCCCCCAGGAGACCTACACATCATATGCGGAGATTCGGTTTGCCGAATATGGTGTGTGAAAAATTCTGATTGGATTCCAATCAGGAGTTGCCGAACTATAAACGGAATGTTGTTGGTATTTCACCAACACGACTTACTTGATGCGTCGTAAAGAATCAAGTCGATAACGGTTGAGTCGGACAAAAA